CTCGAATGGGGCTGACCTCTGCGACTGTGGCTGGTTGCCGCGCCTGTACTTCGTTTCGTGATGCAATGCTTTTACCTATCCCCATTCCGAGAAAGCCAAGAGCCCGTCCTAAGCAGCTCGTGCTCGCATTCATCATTTCCGACCCCTTAGTAAATGGACTTTTTCCTGGTATCGGCTCCCAGCAGTAAGCGACGGTGGGCAGTAAATCGTTCAAGTCTCTCCATACTGTGCAACTAATCTCAACGTATTGCTGATTATCTACCGTGACAATTATTGGTTTTGTTTCCTGTATTCGTAGGTCTGGAAATTGTTTGAGAGCTTGAGCCAGTCGAGTCGGTACGTCTACATAGTCGCCGAGGTTAAATGCGTTCATAAGTTTTTTACTCGCTCTATTGCAACTCTTGCCAGTTCGCCGAATTGAAATTTCATGTCGTCTATCAGACAATTACAATCTTGCAAATCTTTAATACACTTAATTAGTAAATTCTCTAAACGCCGATTGTTTTCGGTAATCAGATCATTTGTCTGTCGCGCCAAAATTAACTCGCTCACTAGGTAATCGTTGGTGCTTTGTAGTTCGTTAAATTCGGTCATTGGTTATACCAATCGTTCCAAATGTTCGCAGGGTGCACACCGATTCGGCACGCATATTTATCCGCCTGATAGATGTTGAGCGCCGATTCGTTAGGTCGATTACGCCACCTGCAAACTGTGCCTCTGCTAACGCCAAAGATTTGCGCTAACGATAACGCGTCGGTGTCTTTGTTGTAATGATCTAGTAGTCGATGTGCTTCAAATGTTTTCATTATTCTCCCTCGGTCATGTATTTTATTAGTGCTTTTAATTCTGTGATTTCGTCCAGTAGTGCAGCGTTTTCTGTTTTAAGTGCGTCACGTTCACGCGCTACTTTCATTCCGTGTTCGTGACAGTTTTTTAACTGCTCTCGACTGCCGTAGTGGGGGTCGTAACTGCGTCTCATAATATGCCCCGTAAAGTTTGATGTGCGATCAGTTCTTTAGTCGCTGGGAGTGTCTGTATATCGTAAAGCATTGATTCGTGCATTCCGTAGCAAGCCGTATGCCAGTTAGGTTGATCTATCCAGTAGCTAGGTACGTTGCATCGTTTAATACCTGACCAGCCCTTTAATGTGGCAAGCATTGTTGCATGGTTAAGCGATACGCAAATGTAATTGGCGATGAAATACTTTGTGTCGTCTGGGTGAGTTATCAATATCGCGTTGGCGTATTTGACTGTGCGCACTTCGTAGCCGAGAACGTCTGGAATAGTTTTATCAAATGGCGTGAAAACGGTTTCATAATCAAAATACTTTCCAACTGCTCGCTCACCGAGATAGCCCTGCAAAGAGTGTTGAAACTTTTGCTCTTTGCTAAACAGTCCGTACTTTTGTTTCCGATTATTTTCAACACAACTTCGCTCTAATTCGCCAGCAAAATTTGTGCAGTCTCGCACGTCTTCGTCTGTGAGTTGGATTGTTATTATTTCAGTTTGCACGAGTTAACAACAGTTCAAGTCGACGCGCTTCGGATTCTAGGTCTTTGACTCGTGCTTCAAGTTCGCTGATAATGCCCATCAGATACCGCACTTCAATTTCTAATACTTTCGGTGATGTGTCTGGCATCTTGCTTATCTGTTCGCCGATCAATCTGAATTGTTTCATGCGCTGCAATGTTTCTTGGTGTTCTTTTTCCATTCGCATATCAAATGTTTCGTCATATTCGTTCTCGGTCATTTTCTCTCTTTTCTGTTGTGGTTAATTTAATCTAAAAATATCATGCACAGAATTCTTATCGCAAGCGTGTAGCACAGTAAGAAAATTGCCATTTGTCGAATGGTTCCTATTTGCATGATTTGGTGCGATTGCACATATCCCAGGGTATCCAGCCGTCCCCTGCTGCTTTTTCCCAGTAGTCGTAAAGTAGTTTGCCTGCTTTCAAATTTGTGTATGGGTCGAGCAGTGGTTCTTGTGTGCAGATTTTCATTTGTAAACAGATCGGCGCGTATGGATTGCGCGAAATATCAAAATTTACTGAATTGATTTGAAGCGTTCCAGTGTCTGATCTGTGCGAGTATTCTGATACCCCTGTGATGTTGCAGTCTTTGTTGACTATGTCTCCACCTCGCCTATTCGGGCAGCAACCAGCTTCGCGTAAAGCGATCTGTTTAAGTTTGCCGATCTGGTCGGCTTGCCAGCCTGCTTTGAGCGCCAGCGCTGGTAGCCATGAACAGTCACCATGCTTATACACAGGCTGTGGAAGCGTTGTAGTGGTGCTTGGTGGCACATATAGCCAGATGTCGTGCTGCATATCTCTAAACGATGTATAAGAGCCGTACGGGGCTGTCACAGGGTCAGTCTGCCCTAATGGTGGTTCTTGTAATAGGACATTGCCTGAAAACCCGATAGTGAATAACGCAAACGCGATAACTGTTTTGATGATAAATGGCATAAGCCCTCGACTTTCTCGGTCAAGAACTACCCTACACGGGTTTTATAGTTACCTGTGGAATTAGCCCAAATACCCTATTCCAAGCCTGTTGAGCAAGTTCTGGACTGTTACAAATAACAGAGTTCACTTCGACGTGCCACCAATCTCCCTGCTCACAGTCAAACGTTTTCCATGAAGCACGATCACAACGCCACGATCGGCGCATGGCGTAATCAATTACTAACTCAATGCCGAGAGTATCGGCGTGCTCTAAACATCTATTCATAAACGCCATTGATATTTTGCGTCCGTCTTGCCGTCCGCGTTTCTTTTCTGATTGCCACCTATAAGACAAGTCGACTGCCACGCCTTTTGAATGGTTAGACACGACTCCAGGCTTTCCTCGGACGTCTCGCAGAGCCCAGCTGCCGTTATTCCAGAGCGACTTATCGGAATGAAATACTGCACGGGTTAGCCATGCGTCCATTCCCTGCAATGGTTTTGTTACGACTGGAGCAGCGTTAACTGTGTACGGTTTTATTACTTTTGTTTCTTGTCTTTGTCGCTAACAAATAGGCAAGCTAGATCAGGGTCGCCAATCTTGGTTGATATCCATGCAAGCACTGTTGAACTAATTGGCATAAGCATAAATATGAGTTCGCGATCTAAATTTGATTTCCACAGAAAATAACAAATAACTCCCTGTATGCCACCTTTTAATGTTTGGTCTGCTATCTGTAATTTGCCCATAACTATCCGATCAAAGTTTGAAATTCCTCGGTTGTCAGTCCGAGCCTGTCAAGAATTGTTTGCTGTTTGTCTGCTGCCGTTTTTTCCGCTTTTGCTTTCGCTGAAACGTCTTTTTTCGCTTTGTTCTGATCGGCTTCAAATAATGAAATTTCGACGTCATTCATTTCGCGTGTAATTATTTCACCTGTAATTGCGTCGTGAATAGTTATTTGTGGTGTAGTCATAATGCCCTAACTGTTTGCGTAACCGAAAACTTGATAAGAATATGCAATGTTGCCGCTAGTTAACGAAAAGAAAATGTCTGTGTATTGCGTTGCTGTGTTCAACACGCCTGCCGATGATTGGGTGGCTGGCGCATTGCTGTAACTTTGTGCACTGTAGGCCGTAGTTGCCGCCAAATTAGGGCCAGTAACTTCCATAGTTAAATAGTTCAACGCGTTCGCTGTATGGTTCACAAGACCTGACCAATTATCTTGACTTCCGCCACCCGTTGTCTGACCACTTGTAGCCCAATAAAGCCCTCTTGAATTATAATTTGAACCCGTGTCCGCTGTGCCGCTGTTACCTAAACGGATAATCAAATCTTGGATAGCAACGCTGCTAGACAAGTTTCTTAAAATAATTTTGTAAGTTGTATAACTACTACTAAAAATATTCGTGATCGATGCAGACGCGGTAGCGGTTTGTGTACCGCTTACAAGAAAAGTTAAACCACTAGCCGAAGCTGGAGCGGGAGCAAGAGTCGCCCAAGCTGCACCGTCATAATATTGCACAACATTTGTAGATTCGAGGTAACAAAGTTGACCCTCTGCCAATGCTTTTTCGCCTGCTCCACCAAAACCTGCGTCTCGAGTAACTGTTGTCGCAAACACTGGCACGCCTGTAGCTGCACTGTTGACTAATTGTGAAGCCTCCAGAACTTGACCTGGAATAAATGTTGGAACTGTTGTCTGTGTATTTGCCATAACTCTCCTTAGATTACCCTAAAACATTGTCGGCGTTAAGTATCCCGTAAATCGCGTCCGAAACAATGAACTGATAAACGACCGTTGTAGGGCTCGTCCAGTAGGTCACTGAATGCCCTCTGTTGACGTCTATGCGATGCTCAATGCCCTCTATGGCTAGTTCTTGAGCTAATTCTGTTGTGGAATTGCCAGACGTTGTAAAAGTTTTTTCTACAGTGATCGTCGTCCCGATATCAAGTGTTGCAAGCAGATCGCGTTGTGGCACGGTCAACATTAAAAACTCTGTCTGTACTGACGTGTATCGAGCTGTAGGTTCAGGCTCCAATAAATACTCTGAAAGCGTAAGAGCCGCGCCTGTGCTGTGCAGCAGACTATTTGTGATTGAGTCTGTTTGAATAAAATAGATTGCTTGGCTTGCTAAATCCTCGGCGACTTGTGGACTGTTACTGCCCAGAATTGTGACACTGGCTCGATTTATAACTTGGTTTGCTTCAAACGATATGCCTACTCCGTTATAGGCAAAGTTTGTGCCGTCGTCGTGGAAGTCTGCAACTGGAGCCGAGAGCGTGTTGCCGATTCGTGGCTGAAATGTTATGTAGCCGTCTCGTGCCATAAAGAGCCTGCCCTGCTCTGCGACGTTGATCTGATTGCAATAGGCGAGCGCGTTAGTGCCGTTATCTACCGTAAAAGCAGCTGAACCGCCGAGAGTCTGAGTGCCTGTAGTTATGTCGCGCTCCACGATTGGAAAGTTAATCTCTGGTCGGTCTAATACAGCGCTTAGTCGAGTGCTGGATAATTCCTCGCTTACATTGAACGACGCTAAATCAGTTTGTGAAAGTAAATAAAAGTCGTCTGCACAAAATACCGTAACTGTGTCTAATCCTCCAAGAGCAAAATTGTAATCGTAGTTGACAACGCGCCCGACAAATAAATACTCTTGCACGTCGTTTGCGTCGTAGCGTGAAAGCCTGACACGCCTTAATGGTGCGAGTCCTGGCTGATCGTTAGCTGTGTCGTAAAATGGTGAGTCTTGATTAAATGGGTTAAATACGCCTGTTGTGTCCAGCATTGTAAACGACAAAGACCCAGCGCCGAACTGGTCGCCCATGTCGCGTCTACCGCGTCGACACGTCAAAGAATTTACGCCGTCTAAAACCTCTGCAAATTCGGTTGTGCCGTCAAGTACATATTCTGCTCCGTCTAAAATCCCTTTAATCGCTGAGTCAAGTGTGAAAGCGTCAATTAAAAAACCTGTATCTATCTCTAGCGAATAATTCCCAGAGTCAACTACTGCAACGCCTGGCATTAGATAGCTATCTGTAAATCAAGCGGACCTGATACTCGCTGGTAGGCGAGCAAACTATTTACAACTGACTCGCCGATCTCTGCAGATGTTGCTAGTCCGCCTGTGACGTTAATTGTGATGTCACCACGATTAGCAATGCGTTCAGCGTTGCCACCCATAAAGCCTGGTATCGAGCTCGGTCCCTGATACGGTCCGCCACCGCTAACTACTGGAGTGAAGCCACCGCCATTGCCACCGCCACCGCCACCGCCTGTTACTGCTGGAGACAAAATTGGAATACTTGCAATGTTCGGCAAAATTGCGCCACCGATAGACCCTGTGCCGCCCTCTCGACCAAAACCGCCTCCCGATACTGCAGGGCTACCTGTACCGCTAATTGTCGGTATCTGTGGCGCGACTCTTGTAGCAATGTTGTCTAAACCTGGTATTACGTTTATAACCATTGCCAGCGCGTTATAAAGCATATACATTGCCGAAATTAAACCGTTCACATAACCGATCACAGCATTCATAATCATATTTACACCCGATCTGAAACTTTCAAATTTTTGATACGCCGCGAAAATCGCAATACCAATCGCTGTCAAACCAGTAGCCCACAAAACAAACGGACTTGCATTCATTGCAAAATTCACCGCAAGAATTGCTGTTGCTATTGACGCGATTGCTGCAGCTGCTCGCGTGAAGTTTTGTGGATTGTTAACTGCCCAAGTAGCAAAGTCTTTTACGACTGGCAACACTGCCTGAACTGCTGGGAGTAATGCTTGCCCGATTGAAACTTGCAAGTCTGCCATTTGTGCTTTGAGCACTCGACTACTGTTGGCAAGCCCGTCAGATGTTCGCGCAAAATCTCCTTGAGCGTCGCCTGTTTGTTTATAGATCAATGATTGCGCTGCAAGAATCTTTGTTTGTGCCGATAGTGCACCTGTTGAAACTTCAAGACCCATTGCCAGCGCTTCATTGCGAAGCGCGTTATCACTTAACAAAACACCGTATTGACGCAATGGCTCGGACTCTCCTCGAAGTGCTGCACCGATCGCTTGCACTGCCTGTTCTGGAGTTGTGTTATTAAATGACGCTAGGTCTGATGCGAGCGCGGTAAAGTCGTTGCTAAATGTTGCTAATTCTTGACCAGATAGCCCTGCAGCTTTTCCAAATGTTCCGAACGTACCTGCGGCTTGTAAAACTGCGTTCTGTGATTGCCCTAAAGCGGTTGCTGCACTTTTAGCAAATTCTTCAACTGCTGTAGCGCCCTCGCCAAATACGACGTTTACTTTTGACAAGTTTTCTGCCAGGTCTGATGCTGCCATGATTGCTGGACCAGCTGCGGCTGCTAACCCTGCAAGCGCTGCCGCTGCTGGTAAAGCTGCTTTTCTGATAGCAAATTGTGCTTTTT